AGGCGGAAGGCAGCCCGCCGGTCTTCCCGCACCTGCGGCGGGCACGGATCACCAGCTTGGCGACATCCTCGGACGTGTAGGCACGCCCGGTAGGCAGACGCTTGGGCACCTTGATGCGTGGCAGCTCAGGGAACTCGCTCACCCATTTCTTCTTTGCCGCAAGTGTCCACGCCGCCGCCAGCATATGCTTGTCCTTGGCTACCGTGGCTGCTCGCGGCAGCTTTCCTCGCCAGCCTGGCGTTTCTGCACGCCACCGCAGGTAGCGGCTGATCACAAGGTCATCGAGGTCCGTGATCGTCGGCTCTCGCCCGAAGAACGTCTTGAGCCTGTCCCCTAGCATTCCGTACAACAGGCACGTCTTGCGGTCGAGGTTCCTCATCGTCACGTAACGCTCAAGCAACTCACGAATCGTCATTTCTGTCCGTTCCATTTTGATCTCTCCAGTAGTTATCTGAACATTAGTATACACAGGCGCAACTCCCGCCGCCTCCAGTCATACATTGCCCGTCAGTCCGATGGTAAGGACGGACGGGCAAGATAGGCAAGTTGTCGGTTGGTTTGCTTATGCACGAAAGCGTCGATAAGATAGGGGTATGATCGCCATGGCTAACCCGTTCGTGGGCTATATGACCGTCAAAGAGGCTATGAAAGACCTGGAGGCCCGTGCGCCGTCCACGGTCACCCGCCTTATTCGAGAGGAAGACGACCCGCCGTCGCCTGGAAAGCCGCTGGTAGGCGTCAAAATCGACGGACACGGGTGGATGATCACCCGCAAAAGCGTCACCGCCTACATCGAGGCCAGCCCGCCAGACGCCCCGAAGATCGGATTTCCGAGGGGACGAGGCCGGAAACCGGCCAAGCAGGCGAAAGCCGTCAAGGCTGCAAAGCCCCGCAAATCCAGCAAGGGCTGAAGATTTTTCCAAGAATCGTGTTTTCCCCGTGGATTTTGCCTATTGAATATGCACGAATCGTTCGATATGATCTGTGCATGCGAGCGAATGAGACTCGCCGGACGCGAACCGGAGACGACACGATGAACACAGCGACGCGAGCCAAGGTTGGTGGCGAGATCGGAAAGAATGGCGAGTTTTACGCTGGCGGCACGTTCCTCCCGAGCACCACGCTGACGAAGATGGCTCGCAGCAAGCCGACCGGCAACCGTCCCGCCCGCACGATCCTGTCGCCCGTCCAGGCTTTCTGTGCGGTGGACAACAACTGGGCTCCGACGTTCGCCAAGCTGACCGCCAACGATCAGGCTCTGGCTTACCACGGCTACACTCGCCAGCAGGTGCAGGCCATCGTTGACCGTTTCAATGCAGGAGAAAGGTGAGCCAATATGAGCGACGCAACAAAAGGCTGCGATGACTACAAGCCAGGAGACAGGGTGCTTGCCATTCTCACTTGGGGACACGTCTTATCGAAATGCCCATTTGATAGCCAGCGTCTACTTGTCCACTTGGACACCGGCTTTATCCAATCGTTTCACTGGGCAGAGTGCTATGCGGAAAAAGACGTTGTAGAGGTGAAGCCGTGAGCAAATGGATCAGCGTAGACGAGGGACTTCCAGAGTCAGGTGAGACTGTGCTTGTGTGGAAATACGTAGAACATGCGTTGGCGTGGCTGAACTTCACGGCCAACGGAACCGCGTATTTCTCAAGCAAGGACGACAAGAACTTTGAGGTCAACCATTGGATGCCGCTGCCTCAACCTCCCGAGGAGGATTCATGACTTTGAACATCACTGCCAAAAGCGACAGCGACTTTCTTGTGTATCGCGTCGAACAGGCTGATCAGTGTCATCTGTGTTCTGTACCGTGGCAGCAGGTGAACGACTACAACAAGCAGTACAAAGATCATCGCCGCACTCAACGCAGCCGTTTCTCCGGCACTGTCGTTCGTCGTGATCTCATGCTTGGCAGAGTTGCGTGGATGCCATACGAGGTTGAGCGCAAGTTCATTGCCAACCGCATTGGCAACTTGCTGAAAAGCAGGATGTTTGACACGTGCTACCGGTGGCCTGCCGAGTCTCTGCCGATCTCGCCAGCCAGTATGGCGAAGGACTACCTTGGGTGCAGTCTGTCAGCATTAGTCGAGAAGTTTGAGAATCAGTTCGAGCATGGCATGACATGGGACAACTTCGGCGCTCGTGGCTGGGTGATTGACCACATCTATCCAGTCTCGCTGCTTGACTTGCGAAAAATGAGCCACATTAGAAAGGCATGTCACTACGGGAATTTAAGGCCATGCTGGGAGGCGGAAAATATTCGCAAGGGAAACAAGGTTCAACCAAAGGCCCGCACATGAAACGCCACATCGACAGACTGCTCCAGGCTCTTGTGCTGATCCGTGTCGGCCAGGATCTCGGGCACGAATCGCAGCTCGCACGGCTTGTCCACGACGCCATTGACCTGCTCCTGAATGCCGCCAAGTCTTTTGCTGGTTGACATATGCACGAATCGCTTTATACATATGCACGAATCGTTGGAAACGCACCTGCTCGGCACCATTGGACAGTGAACGAAAGTTCGACTCCTCAAACGTCCGCTTGAACCTTGTTTTCCTGCGTCAGAAATCTTTTTTCAGCTTCTTGACGCGCACCTGATCAGCCGTACACTTCCACCCCACAACCAAAGGAGATCACCCACATGGACGCTCACAACACGGAATACCTCGCCGCCGTCGCCGGAATGCAGGACACGTACGGCACTGGCTGGCGTGACACGAGCAACACGCAGCCCGCCGTTGGCGACTTCGTCAGCGGCACCACCGCCGGCAAACGCTGGTCAGGCCACATCGAGTGGTTCAGCGACGACGACGGCACGGTTGTCGTCAACGTGGATCACGCATGGGTACGGGTGCCTGTGGCAGACATCACGCACTAGACGCACAAGGAAACGCTCGCCAGCAGGACGCAGCGAGCGGAAAGGAGTGGGTCGGAGACCCAGCAGCAAGGACGCACGAACCACCCGCCGAGCAGGACGCAGAGCGGGCATTTTCACACGAAAGGACACGGCAGAAATGAGCACGGAAATCAGCACAACCAGAGCCAGCACAGGGCTGGCTCTTCAATCGTTCGATGACGCTTTCCGCTTCGCCAAGATGGTGAGTGGCAGCGAGTTCGCCCCCAAGGATTTCAAGGGCAAGCCTGAATCCTGCATGCTGGCGATCCAGCACGGCAGCGAAGTCGGTCTTTCCCCGATGCAGTCGCTCCAAAGCATTGCCGTGATCAACGGCAGGCCGACGATCTGGGGCGATGCGGCACTTGCCTTGGTGCAGTCCTCGCCGGTCTGCGAGTACGTGAAGGAATACACAGAGGGCCAGGGCGACAACCTGACGGCTGTCTGCGAGGCGAAGCGGCGAGGCTATCCGGCTCCGACCGTCAGCCGGTTCTCGATGCAGGACGCCAAGCGTGCTGGCTTGGCTGGCAAGGCTGGCCCGTGGTCACAGTACCCCGAAAGGATGCTCGCCCTGCGTGCCCGTGGCTTCGCCCTGCGTAATGCGTTTGCAGACGCTCTGCGGGGCTTGATCACGGCGGAAGAGGCTCAGGACTACCCGCAGGCAATCGTGGCAGAGACGCCACGCCAGCCCGTCGAGGTGCGTCCTAAGTTTGACGACGAGCCGCGACCGGCAAAGGTCGTGCTCGCCCCGAAGGTGAAGGCAGAACCGCAGCGCACTCGCGCCGAGGCTGGACGCCTAGCGATCAGCAACGCCAGCACCATCGAGGCATGCGAGTCGCTCCGGTCCAAGCTGGACACGTACGCCAACGCTGGCGAGATCACAGACGCTGAGTTCAGCGAGTTGACGAAGCTGCTGATGGGCAAGGTCGAGATCCTCATGAGCAAGGAATTCGCACTACATCACGCCAGACATCGAGGAGAGGTGACGGCATGAGCGACTTTCGCAGGGACTTTGAGACGGTCGAGGAAGCCAAGGCGCGGCTCGCCCGCGAAGACGAGCCGCTGATGGTCGAGACCGACATCGCCACGGTGCTTGACGACCCAATGATTCCGCCGCTTGTCATCAAGCCGGGACGCATGAACGCCAGCCGTGCCTACAAGCGCGGGCGTGAGGACGAGTACAGCGACCGCATGCGCAGCAAGTACGGCGGCGAGTGGTAGACGAATTAGCGACCGGCACGCCATTGCCGTAGGTGCTGCGATCCAAGGCACCATTGGTCGCCAGTTGAGCACTCAAGAGGCGTGTATCAGTGCAGCCGCCGCCCGACTCCACGGGTAAAGCGACCGTATGCCGCACGACACGCGGCCAATACACACGGAGGTTGATCATGAAAGAAAAGCACGCCATCAGATACGCAGCAAGAAACGAGTTGCTGCTGTCATTTGGATACAGGACGTACAAGAAGTATTTGGCGTCGGACGAGTGGAAAAAACTACGTGCCGAGGTGTTCGCAGAGTACCCAACGTGCATCTGCTGTGAGTCACAGTCACAGGTTGTGCATCACGTCCGGTACGACTCTGCGACTTTGCTTGGCGTTCACCGATTGAACCTTGCACCACTGTGCCATGCGTGCCACGAGAAGATGGAAGTTCTTGCTGGCGGTGAAAAGGCGACGCTCGCCCACGCAAACACTTTGATGTTTGACATGGCTCGCAAAAAGAACCCGAAACAGCAATGGCTGGAGAGGTTCTACCGCGAGAGAAAGCAGTGGAAATCAAAGTCTGCTGTAGACGCTGGTGCTCGTAAGCAGGCATGGCGTCGTGCTCGTGATGAGGCTGAGAACCAGCCACGCGACTACAGCGGCGTTTTCTGGATCAGGGCACGTCGTCGTTAGAACGAAAGGAATCGCTTGTGACACGACCGTACTACATCACGCCAGACATCGAGGACACACTGCCGCTGTTTCGTCGCACCGATCCAGCGACGAGCAAGGCCGCAGCCGCAAGCGTCAAGACGTTCGCAGGCGAGCACCACGCGGCGATCCTTGAGGCGCTGTCGCACGGGCCGGCAGGTGCGTCGGGCATTGCTGCACGGTGCGGGCTGCTCGGGCACCAAGTGAACAAGCGACTCGGTGAGCTTGCACGGGCTGGCAGGATCGTTGCAACGGGACGTCTCGTGGCGAGTGCGAGTGGCAGGGGCGAGAGGGAATGGAAAGGACTCCAAGATGGCTAAGTCACCTGGATTCTGGTTCTTCACGGGCGACTGGATGAAAGATCCAGAGCTAAGGTTTTGCTCGATTTTTGCTAGAGGTTTGCTTGTCGATTTGCTTTGCATCTTGTTTGAAGCAAACGAGCAGGGATACGCAAGCAACCCAGACGGCACGCCTCGGACCAACGAGCAGATTGCCGACGCCGTCGCTGGCGGATCGCGGGAGCAAAAGCTGTCAGCCCTGGCTGAACTTGAGCGAAGTGGCGTTCTTTCCCGCGATTCTCGCGGTGTTTTGTTCAGCCGACGCATTTCTAGGCTGGCTGAACTCAGTTCCGCCCGCAAGCAAAGTGGAAGCAAAGGGGGTAGCAAAACTCAAGCAAAACCAAAGCAAACGAACAAGCAAAACCGGGGGGTTTCGGTTTCTGATTCTGTTTCTGATTCGGATTCGTTCTTAGAAGAAACACACACACTACACAGCGGCGACGACATCGTTCGCCAACCGGGCTGGGCAGCCGACGAGTGGGATCGCTTTGTGAGCGTCTGGAACGCCACAGAACGGGCGACGCCGTGGAACCACCTCATGGCACCCTCGTCGTGGGTGGACCACGCAGCGGCTCCAGGGTGGCTCGACAGGGCACACGAGGCGCTCGCCCGTCTGCCTCGCTGCCAGTGGTTCGGCGACCCGGTCGCTGTCACCAGATTCTTTGAGTACGTGGACCGGATTTTGGCCGGCGAGTTTGACCACGCCAAGCAGGACGTCAGGCGGAAGGTACGGCAACCAACGGGAGGGAACCTGTGAGAACTTGGGAGCAGAACAAGACGACGATCAACCAACTGTGGCCGACCTGCTCCTTCACTGACGAGGAGAAGCGGCTCTGGAGCGAAGACCTCGGATCGCTCGATCAGGACGTGCTCTACGACGCCATACGCAACGTCAAGCGGACGCGGGACACGCAATGGCCGCAACTGAAGTGGATGCTCGACGCCTACCGTGAGCTTTCGCACGCCAAGCGGCAGGCGAAGACGCACAGCAAGGCACCAGAGCCTCGCGTCGGCGTCAACGTCAACGAGGACGAGAACAGCCGCCTGGCTGATGACTTCATCGCGTACATCGAGGCGGCTGCACCCGCTGACTTCCAAGACATTCATGACCGTGTGCTTGACAAGTTGCCAAAGATGCACAGCCGCACAGCACTGCGTGTCATCAACTACGCGAAGAAACGCCTGCTGGGCGAAGAGCCTAAGTTCGGGCGAGTGGACGACAACGGCGACGTGACGCCATTCGGACTTGGAGGTGCAGCATGAGCACGACGATTGACGCCCCAACATTGACGGCAAGGCAACTGGACATCCTCCAGTGGATTTCCGGTTTTATCGACACGCACGGCTACCCCCCCACGTACAGGCAAGTCGGCCACCACTACGGCTGGAAAAGCCCTGGTGCTGCCATGTCCACGCACTTGGCGGCGATGCAACGCAAAGGCGTTGTGACCCGTGAGCCAGGGCAGGCCCGCACGCTGCAACTGACGCCGCTGGGTGTGGCGCTGATCGGCGGTGGCGCATGAGCCGCAAGACACCAATGATCCAGACAGCCGAGCAGGCGTTGGCGTTCCTCGAATATCAAGCTGCGTTCGCCAAAGGCGACACGGCAAGGAACTGCGGCGAGATCGCCTGCGTCATCCGAGAACTCTTGGCACAGGTGCGAGGCGACTACGAGTCTGATTGGCTGTACGTCGGTTCGCCGCTGGACGTTGTCACTGCGTTGACGCAGCGTGCGTGGGACGACGGCGTTAGCGATGACGACAGGACTCTGCTTGAGACGGGCGCGACCGTGCTAAAGGCTTCGCTGGAGCGAAACGTGCGGCTGGCTTCGGTCATCGAGAGATCGGAGGCCGGGCTGTGAACGCCGAAACAATCGCCTTGGTTCTCACTGGTTCGATACTGCACGCGGCGACGTTCGCTGCGGGCATCTTGTTAGGTAGCTCTCTGCGAAAGGATTCCAGACATGACAGCAACGAAGGAACGAAAGAAGCGGGCTGGTGGCATCAGCCTGCCAGCGCAGGAACTCAAGGCGGCGCTCGCAGCCGTGGGCCAGGCGGTGCCGACAAGGTCGCCACGTCCCATCTACCAATCAGTGCTCCTGTCGGGCGCGGTTCTGTCTGGGAGTGACGGCGACATCAGGATTGACGTCACGTTAGAAACCGCCCCCCCCGGCATCAATTTTCTGCTGCCGAAGGATCGGTTTTCCGCCATCCTCGGAAGTTTTTCCGGCGATGAAATCACGATCACGCCTGACGAGTCGTCGTGCGTCATCAAGGCTGGACGTGGCGAGTGGACGCTGCCAACGGAAGACGCTGGCGAGTACCCGGCGTGGGACGTTGTTGGTGCGAAGCCTGTCACACGGTTGCCGGTCGATCAGTTCTGCCGTGCCGTCAAAGGCGTCGTCTTTGCCGTTGATGACGAGTCGAGCCGCTACGCTCTTGGTGCCGTGCTCGTGGAAGTCAAAGGCGAGGTCGTCACGTTCGTCGCCACGGACGGTCGCCGGCTCTCGTGCGTAAACTGCGAGCACGACCTGGCGGTTGACGACTCGCAGACGCTAGTCCCGGCTCGTGCGATGGCAATCATCGCTCGGCTGGCTGCGTCAGCGGGTGATGCCAGCGTTCAGCTGGAGACGACAGGAAAGGAAATCGTCGCCACGGTTGGCAGCGTGACTGTCAAGGCTCGTCTGCTCGACGGTCGCTACCCTCGGTGGCGTGACACGCTGCCGGATCGTGACGCCAAGGCAACCACGGTCAGCCGTGCGGATCTGCTCGCGGCTACTCGGGCCGCAGCCATCGTGACCAGCGACGAGAGCAAGGGTGTGCAGTTCGTCTTCAGTGACGGCGGCATCTGGCTCCACGGGCAGAGTGCCGAGAAAGGCGAAAGCAGCGTCACCTGTGACGTTGTCGAAGCCGGTGACAAGGCGACGGTGAAGCTTGACCCGCTTTTCGTCCAGCAGTGGCTTGGCGGCATCGACAGCGAGGCAGAGCCGGAGGTCGAGGTCGAAGCCGTGGACGCGCAGTCTGCCGTCATCCTGCGATGCGGCGACAACACCGGCGTGATCATGCCACTGGCTGCGGAGTGATGCCAGTGCGACAGATCAAATACTGCGCACTGCAACTGCATCAGATGTGGGTGCGCGGCGACTCCTACGAGGAGATCGCCGCCACCCTGGGGTGCTCAGTGTCGTTTATTCACCACCTGAAAGTGCGTCACAAGCTGACGGACAGACAGCGACCGACTCAAGAGATCTTCGACAGCGACCCGACGCCGTCCGAGATTGCAGAGCGTGCCGCTGAAATACGCCAGAAAAACCTTGAGGCGTTGCGTAAGTCGAGCCCAAAGCCTGTGGACCGTGTTTCAACGAATCAATGCTTTGCATGGGACGGCTACAGGTTCAGGAGCTTTGCTTGACGGCTCGTCTACCGTGAGTCGCAGTGCCGCACGGAGCGGCTTTCCCTAGTCGAAAGGACGGACGATATGCGAAGGATTGCATTGGCGATTGCGTTTCTGATTACCACCCCCCCCGGCATCATTTTCGGGCAGGACGTGATCATCAACGCCAGACGGGTGAATATCAGCGCACAGGAGCAGGCGGAAGAGAACGCACGCACAGGGCGGCTGGCTCATTGCCGTGTGCTGAACGGAATGAGGGAAGGGGTGGGCATGGGGCCGACGCCCCATGCGGCAGAGCGTGCGTGTTGTTTCTACAACGACGCGATGCGTGGGCGATACCGCATCGTTGAGAAAGGCGTCGCTCGTGGCCCGCGTGGCTGGTTCGCAGTGATTCGCTACGAGTGACGCATGGCTCACGGCTGGCTCACAGTCGAGTTCATCGGCGGCCCGCTGGATGGCGCTTTACGGCCCATCCAAGTGGGCGTCGATGTTTTCTATCTGGCGAATGGGCTCGTCATCCATGCGTATGTTCTGGACGAAATCCACGAGGGCAACTACGTGCGTCAGGTGATGCGGCACTTCGAGTGTCTGAACGTGTCGCACTGGTTTGCTTGACGCTGCTGCGATGATCCGTGCATGAAGCCGATCACGTTCAGCGTCGCAGGCGATCCAGTGCCACAGCCTCGGGCACGCATCACGACTCGTGGCAAGTTCGCTCATGCGTACACGCCGAAGAAGCACCCGATCAACAATTACCGCAACGAGATTTCAGTTGCTGCGATTGCCGCAATGGGAGACGCAGAGCCAGCAAGCGAACCAGTGAGCGTCGTCATTGACGCTGTGTTCGCACGACCTAAGTCGCACATGACGAAGCGTGGCGTGAAGCCAACAGCGCCAAAGCTTCCACGACCTGACTGCGACAACATCGCCAAGGGTGTGCTCGATGCGTTGGCGCTAATCGTGTGGCTTGATGACACGCTTGTGCAGCGACTCGTGGTGGAGAAGAGCTATGGCGATGAGGCGAGGACGACTGTCAGGATTCAGTAAAAAAGAGTGACTTTCGGGTGCGACGCAATAGCTTGCGATTTGTGACGTGCGACGCAGTTGTCGCGTCGTGTGTTAGTTGATGTGCGAAATGGCGTCAGATCGTGCGTAATGAGGCGTGGTGGCGATCTAGGGGATGGCGTTGGGTGCGAACTAGGTTCTCCCGGCGTGCCTTGCCCCCCCTAGGCTCGCTGATCCGCCAGAAA